CCACCTTCAATTTTGATCCAGCGGTAACACCAACACCATCTACATAGGCATAAGCACCACCCGCGCCACCACCACCACCATCTAGTCCAGCCCTTCCTGTTCCTTGTCCTGTTGCATCATATCCACTGCCACCTCCACCAATACAAGCAACATCAATAGAGGTAATACCCTCGGGAACTATAAACTCATAAGTTCCTGGTGTTGTATATTCTTGTGTCTTTCCTGCATACTTAATTCTAACCGCACCATTTCCACCTGAAGTAGCTTCAATTCTTGCTGCTCTTAAAGCAGGGCTTCCTGATCTATCTGGACTGTATACTCCAGGAAAAGTACCATCACCACCAAATCCAAATCCTTGTCTAGACCCACTAGTTTTAGTAACTGCAGCAAGTCCAAAAATTAGATCAGTACGACTAGCATTAAATGTTGGGCCAACGACATTACCATCTAAGTTGACTCCCTGCGGAGATGTTGGTTTAGATCCACTTCTAAGACCAGCTGCACCACCTATATGATCCAAATTTCCTGGAAGAGAGCTACCTGGACCTCCATTACCACCATTACCAACTTTAACAGTTCCGACGTTATTCTGTATTCCATCAAGATTTCCACCAGATCCTCCACCAGCGTGACATATGATTTTTTTAGAAGTTGTTGTAGTTATAGATTGTGTTGTTTGTGTTGGTTTAGATGGAAATAACCAATCTTTTGTACTAAAAACTTTCTTATCAATCTTTTGGAAGGTGTTAGTCTTTCCATTTTCAACTTCAATCTCAATCTTATGCAATCCTTTACTTAAAAATATTTTTTTAGATTTTGGATTATTCTCTCTCCAGTTGAATATGATTCCATCACTACCGATTGCAGCGATTCCACTTCTTCTTTCACTACCACTGCCACCTCTAGTATTTTCCAGAGTTGTTGGTATATAATTCGCTTGCATAATAGGTTTACCATCAATTAAAATTCTACCAGCATTATCTACAGTAGATTTAAATGCATAGAATCCATCATAAGGAATATCAATATCCCATTGATTTCTATAGACAATGCCTCCGCCATCAGATCCAGGTTTTGCTAGCGGTGGAATAGGAGAAATCGCATAACGGTTCATAAATCTACTCCAGGACGGTAAACCAGGAGCATTTTGAAACTTAACTGGCCACCACTTTTCTTTTGCACCTGGGAATCTTGTAGTCCAAATAGGATTGTTGGGACAACGACCTTCTTGCGGAGGAATTGGTTCTTGAGGAATTGGGGGGATTGGAGCATCAATTGTTAATGCACCCCCCATTGGATTTTCATTCCAAGACTTTGCAGAAATAACTTCTTCTTCAGTAAATGAAGTTTCAATATTTACTGCAAGGGCCATTGGATTTCCTTTCGCTAAAGGACCAACATTGATTTGCTCTAATTCTGCACGAATTCTATATTTTCCTGCTTTGAAGAATCTTGTTTCTAAACTCTTACCAGTACTTCTACCTGGAGAACTAAATCCACGTTTTGTAATAATAACTTCATCTCCACCTTGATCTATAGGTCTCAGTCCATTTCCGATTTCTTTTGCACCACCCCCATCTCTATTTCCAATATAAAGGGTGACATTATCATCAACCATGATTTCAATATTATAGTTTCCATCTACAGGAAAATCTACATATTCCCAACGAATTACATGAGTTCCAGAAAAATCATCCGACTGTGCTCTGTCAGAATTTGGATCAAAAGGAAGAACACCATACTGGTTTATGAATCCAGCGTCTCTACCTGCCCTAGGATCAAGTCTCCAAAGTTGTCTATCTGCTTTACTGATATAATCAACGGTATTAAATACTTTTCTTGATTGTGTATTTTGTGATGACGTTGATGTTTTTGACTGTTGTGTATTTACTTCTACTGGTAAGGCATTTGCAATTAACACTTCAAGAACCATTTGATCATCAGCACTTGCAGAAATTTCATAATCTCCACTTTCATTAATGTATACATTTGCCCATTCAATATTCGTGGTTGAATTGTCTTTTATGTTTTCAGGAAAAACCCCACTTCTCTGTAAAAAGATTTGACTCTCTGCAGAATTTTTAGAAAATTCATTTAAAGCATATTTTCCAGAAGTAACTGGAATTAACTTAACATTAGATCCATTAATGCTTCTTAGACTATCAAATACTACATTACCGTTTGATTTATTTTTGATCTCAATAGCAATTCCAGAGGGACCAGTATCTTGTCGGTATGCTACTTTTACTTTGTAGATACCTGCCTTAAAATTGTTTACTAAGTTTTTTACCCCAGTATAAGCAGCAGTAATTTTAAATGGTTTTTGATCTGGTGTAGGTGGTTGTGTTATAACTTGTTTTACAACTTTTTCTTTAATCGGAATGTTGAACAAGTCGAGACGAATTCTATGAACACCCGCTTTCACGTTCTTTTTAACAACCTTTGGAGTTTGATCAGACTTAAACTGTGTCGTCTCTATTAGTTTTTCATTATCTAAATAATATCTTCCGATGTTATCTGCTTGAGCACGAAAGACATATTCACCATCATAAGGAAAATTTTCTTCCCACTCCATAGTAAATTCTTGTCCAGCAAAATCACTACCAGGGGCGCTTGATGGAGGAACTGGTGAGATAGCATACTTATTCATGAAGCTATCGTCAATCTTTGCTGGTTTAGTATAAGAAGCGTTATCTTTTAACTCATACTTTAAATCAAAATTACTCCTACTAGATCCTTTTCCAATTTGCTTGGAAGTAAACTTTCCTAAAGTTGCTTCTACTTGCAAGTCGTCATTATCATTTGAACTTTCCAAAAAGTCTGCAAATATTGTACTTCCATTTATAACCACTTCCTTTCCTGTTGGATTTTTTTCTCTTGCACCTCTCCCCAATGCATTGATTATGCCTTTCTCAGTTCCTTTTCCTTGAAAAGATCCTTCAGATGATACATTATAAATTGTATTAATTTTAACTCTCTCAGTTACTTTTTGACCAGTTTCATTATTTTTAAAATCATCTGCTTTAATTTTAAAAGTGTGAGATTTATCTTCTGATGTAAATTTAAGAGCAAGACCTTTATCTTGGCCACCAGATACGAATACATTGAAGGTAACTTCTTTGAAGTCTTCACCTCTTTCTATACCATACTCTCCACCCCATCCAGGATGCTGAACATCATGTTTAATTCTTGTAGTTCTGTTTCCAGACGTAACTCTTAATGGATTTTCTTTTCTAGTGGTCCACCAAGGAGTGCTCAGTTGCTGTAAGAAGTCTTGATATCTTTGTATTTCTCTTGCAATTGGATCTCTAGAAAGAGTTGCATAAAGAGTTGGTTCCCACCTGCCTATTGGTTTTCCATCGGGGTCATATCTTGTACCGTATCCAACATCATCAACTGGATCACAAATCTGATAGTCTTCAAAGTCATCTTCCTGATCAAAGACTTCGAAAGTATCTACAAATGTGCAGTCAGGGTACTCAGGATCTCCTACAAGAATAGAGCGAATAACTGCACCTACACCCAATCCAGTTTCATCTCTAACCTCAACTAAAGGAGGGCATTGATAACCAAATCCACCAGAAATCAAATCAACTCCAAGTAAAGATCCATCTCTTCCAAAAACAGGATTTCCCGCAGCACCAACTCCACCACATCCAGAAAATGTAACTGATGGAGATTCTGCTCTACCTTCAACTATAATTCCAGTACATGTATCAGCTGATGAAGGGAGATCTTTGGGGGTTAATTGATTAACTTCATTGATGTTTAAATATCTGATTCCATCTCTTGTTTCAAAAACAAATGTTGTACCAGGATTCTTTTTGGCATATTCATTTGCATCACAAATTGATACACCAGTTACATACCCTAAAGTTGGGTCAACATAACCGACTGTTATATCAGATTTTCTGGGGAAGTCAAAAATATTGAATGACATGCTATTATATTTTTTCCATCTTGCTTGCCATAATCATATTTATTATGCTATATTTGTGTTAATTTGATTTAACTCTGCTTGAGTTCCAGCTCCAGCTGCTCTAGTTTGCGCAGAAGTTCCACTAGTAGGTAGGTCTTGAGTGTTTTTGGTTGGACCAACATATTGAACTTCTGCTGATGCAGTTGCATTTGTTGGTTTAGCAGCCACATCGGAGACACCTTTCGCACTTGGTTTGTCTTTAGTTGGAGCTGATGAACCTCCACTAGAGAATGTATAGTAATCAGATACTGCACAATTTGGAGCAAGTTCACATCCAAATACATTTAATTTAATATTCTCAAAAGCAAAAGCAGCAGTAAGTGCTCCACTGATATTACCTATTAAAGAAGTAATATCTGATAATGCGCCACTTACCCCAGCAAGTTCTCCTTGAATATCATCAAGGAATGCGTTTAGATTATCAATAATAGTATTGTTTGCTTGATCAATCTGCTCTTTACTTGCAGAAACTGCTTGGCCAACAAAATCTTCAGCAGCACAAACGGGAATTTCTGGGACTGTAACTTGATCATCAAACTGTCTTGCTCTTACTATTGCTTCAAGTTCTTTTGGTTTAAGTGCTTTGTTAAGAAGATCTTGAATCAATCCACAAAGACCATTTGTAATTTTGTTGTAAAGACAAAGAATCAATTCGGTTAAGATTTCTTTTATGTCACCAAACATTTGTCTCATGCTGGATGGCATAGCCGAAACAACTTTGGTGAGTTCTTTATTAAGTAGCTTCAAAACATATTCCATAATTTTATCAAAAAGTATTTTCATATATTTTGCAATTATGCAAGCAGCATCAGAAATAACCTTTTGTATATTAGAAATCGTATTGGATACTGCATCTACATAACTATTGATTGCTTTCAAATACTTTTCAATCTTTTTCGTTACATTTTCAATTTCAGTTTGTATCGCTTTTATAGCAGACTCAGCAGTATCACAAGGTTTCAAAAGAGAAATCTTCTCTTTCATCTTGTCTTCACGCTTTACATCACTTGCACTCTGTTGATGAACCGCATCAACATTTTCTTTTGTCGCACCAGGTTGAGAAGGTGCGGTTTTAGAATTTACTTGTAGCTTATCGTTCTTAATTAAATCTGCAACTGCTTGCTGTGCTGCTGCTTCTACTTGTTCTGGAGGTAATCCTCGATCTCTTGCAGTCTGTCTTGCTTGTTGCGCAACAGTTAATTGTTCTCTTGTGAGAGCAATATCAGGTCTTAATCCAAATTGATTTAGTTTAACACCTGGAGGAGGAGTAGCAGTTTGTTGAGATACCTGCTGACCTTTTGGTTTAGTTATTACAAGACCTTCATCTGGAACTCTTTCTTTAGCACTTCCATCTTTAGGTTCTGCTCCTTCTACATATCCACTTGTAGGTCCAAAATTTTGAAACCTTGTATTTAATGCAGTTTGTGCATTGTTTCCAAGCACTCCCATAATTACAGGAACTTGTTGATCCTGACCATCAAGGAAGAATCCAAAAACAAAATTACCTTGTCTTAGATTTGCTGTTGCTCCTGCATTTGTTTGCCCACCGCCACCGGTGACAGGGTACATCACCTGAGCCCATGGAAGTTGATCTGATGGGATCGTCTCCTCTTCTTTATCATGGAGACCAATGATTCTTACCTTATATCTTCTTCCCCATCCCGGAATAGAATCTTTATTTTCATGTTTTCCAGGCAGTATGTTATCTCTCCAAGTGGAGTCATCAGCGATCTGACCTATCCACCAGAGAAAACTAGCACCTAAAAAACCAGGATTAAATAAAGATCCTCCTTCCATTAGTTATTAATCTTCATAAATTTTGCATTCAACTGCGGCTGGGTTTTCATCGCAGTACATTTCAAATGCAGTTGGATCGCGTTCTTCTTCTGGATGATTCACTTGATATCTTTCCAAATGAGTCAATTCATCCTCAACATGTCTTCTCATCTGCGGCGAAAGAGTTGAGTTGTCCAAAAGATTTTTGTCATCATTAATATGTTGCTGTATGCTTCTGTCTTTCATAGTGGAATACTACCTGATGTGTGATTTCCTTTTCTTCCAAAAGAATCTCTAACCAAATTCAATTTAGTATATGTTTCCCTAGGAGAAATGTAGTGACATAAATCCGCTATAATATATAGACCTCCACTTTCCTTGTTCACATCATCGTTTTTAGTTTCTGTCTGTAGTTCTGGAGCATCTAAAAATACAACATCACCTGCATGAAGTGAGAAATCTCCTGCAATCGTGATCGTTGATTTCTGAGAAAACAACTGTCCATATCTCATAATTGCTTGATTCAAAATATCTTTAGGAAGAAAGTTTTCATCCTTTGATTTGGTGAGTTGCTCCTGTCCCTTACCAATTCCACTACCAGTAGGCAGAGTTCCTTTATCAAGAAGCATATATTGTGTTCTGGAAAACTCTTTGTTGTTTCCTTCACGGTCAAATTCTTTGTTTAAAACAGGAAGTTCTTTCCCACCCAATTTTAATGACTTTTCCTTTTCCTTTGCATTGGGAGTAATGACTTCATAGTAGCAGTTAAATGGATCAAAGAGAACTGTTCTAGTGGAGAATGCTCCCATCTGAAGTTTATCTTGAACATCCACAGCATTATCCTTGACATAATCAAGTGCCTTTATGTCATATCCAGCAGGTATATTTTCTCCTCTAGAATCTGGTGTTTGGTTGTAGATAATTGATTTTTTCTTTTCTTGTGCAAGTAATCCATCAATGGATTTAAAGAAAAATCCTTCAGATGTTTCATAGAAAAAATATCCAGCACTGTCGCCTTGCTTTTGATTTTTTGCAGACACTGCTTTTTTAGACAACCAATTCATAGCATAGTATGGTTTACGGTTGTTGCCTACAAAGTTATAGTTGTTTGATGTTTCTTCAACATCTACTTTCTTTTTTGTTC